CCCATTGCAGGATTGCTCAGCAACAGGCTAGCGCGGTGTTCAGCCACCAGTTTCAGCTCGTCCACGGTGTTTCCCTCAACCAAGCGCTCTGTGATTTCTCTCAGGGTATTAATCCGCTTCGGGGTCTTGCCGTTGATTTTCTCATTCAAAAAATCCAGCACTTCCCCAGCCATGCCCGATGTATCCGCCGCAGGTTGTTCGCTCTGGGGGGCTATAGGGGGTTTTTCTTTTGGTTCAATGATTGGTTCAAAAGAGTGACTGGTTCTGGTGCCATCAGGTGACATAGGGGATGTGCTTTCTGACGGCACAGGGGGTGCCACCTGCTGACATAGCCCTGTGCTTTTTGGCGGCATAGGGCTATGCTTTTTGACGGCACAGGGGGCTATGCTTTCTGACGACACAGGGGTATCCAATGTCAGGTAGTAAAGGTTCGAGGTATTTCCCTTGCCGTTGTTCACGCCCAAACGGTTCTCTTTGGTGATTAATCCCATCTTAATCAACGCCTCAATGTGCGCCCTCACAGCGCTTTTGCTGCACTCGCAGTGGTCAGCGACATGCTGATAGGAAGGCCAGCACTCGCCCTTATCGTTAGCGTTGTCGGCTATCTTGATCAGCACCAGCTTGCGCAGTGGGTTACCCACTTTGATGCTCATAGCCTGCGCCATCAGGTTCATGCTCATACTTCGACTCGCTTAAATTTCTCTTTAAATCGCTCAAGTGGCTGCATGCATTCATACGGGTAGCCCTCTCGCATAAAAATCACCTGTTGCTCAGCCCGATCCCACCGAATGACGGTCACGCGTTTACCGTGGTCATCAAGGTATTTCCGGTTTAATGGCACAGAGTGATTAGTTGTCATGGAGTTCTTTCATCTCGAAACGACCGAGGCGCGGGTGATACCAGTATTTGCTTCTACAGGCCCGCGTTGACGTCTTCCGCACCTCACTGAGTGCAGTTAGAAAATCATCCTCTTTGGCTACCGTCGCGTTCGTCAGGATGCCGCCTGGAGCGTTAAAGGGGATTTTCTTGCTGGGAACATGAAACGAGCAGATCAGGGCTCTAACTTTGTTTTCAGACAGCCCAGACAAAGCCACCAAGTTACGAACCGTCTGCCAGCCAGGTGGTATAGCGCCGGTTGAAATTTCTTCTATCTGCTGAGTTACGCCATTGACCTGCTGCTGCAGCGCCTGCATCTGGCGTTGCTGTTGCGCAGCGTTCGTAGCCATGGCGGCTATCATTTCCATTTCAGATAGAGCAGATGGGGCTTGCACTGCGTCAAACGTGCGGATCACCTTCAGGTTGAAAATCGCGCTAATCCACATGGCGTACGAATAAACGAGCTCTTTGCAGGCATAGCTGCCCTGCTCTAATCCGCCACGAATAACGGTAATTGGTTGATTTTCAATCGAGGGAGGAAATCCCCCCTCGGTCAAAAGGCGCACCAACTCCTGCGTTTGCTGCGTTGCATACCAATATTTCGGCTTGTGTCTTTCCTCACCACCAGCAGCACGATGCAAGTCATTCAGGCAGTAACGCCCAACGGCATCTTGACGAATAGCGGTCTTTTCAATCACAATCAGGTTGTTCATAGCAGAACTCCAAATCAGATTAGTGAAGGCCGCGCAGCTGTAACTGCACGGCTTTTTGCTTTCCTACCCGCCTTCTCTGGCTTTTCTTCCTTCGTACAACTCGCAAGCGCAAACTGCCTGGCACGGGTGAGACAGTCGTCGGATGCCATCCCCTTCCGGCTTGCCTGCGACATACGGCGATAGTGATCAGCACCATAATTTGCCCCCCCTGAGCGACTGCCTCGCTGAACCCTTCAGCCACCAGCTGCCGCTTGATGTTGTCGTAAACAAAAGTGTCCCAGGCCATAAAGCCTCCTATTCCGTTTTTGGTTCCCGGATGTGCTCCAGCATCGCCATTAACCCGCGCGCCAGATCAGCGACTTCCTCGCCCCTGAACGTCAGCATTGTTTCTGAACGCTTGAAGCCCGTAGCGGCCAGCAGCAGGCTCGCTTTCTCCACCAGCCCCCCTTTGCTCTGCCAGCGGCTCACCTGCGATTTATCAACGCCGATCGCGCAGGCCAGGCTTGTCACCCCGATAGCTGCAATGCGGCTCATGATGTCGCTCTGAATCGCCTGAGCTTCGTTGCGTGTTGTTGCGGTTGATTCCATTTACAATTTCCGTTGTGTAATAGTGATTAGTTTGGTTTTTTGAACATGTGTGGCAGATCGGGGCGAATCATGTGTCCAGGGATCACCCCATTGGTTACTCGCTCGATGTGGCCTACGTGTTCAGGTGAAACTTTCGCCTTGTTGTGGAGCCACTTATAAACAGCCTGTTGCGATACCCCGCAGGCAGAACCAAGTTTTTTTTGCGACCCAACCAAAGCGATAGCGGTTTTTATCACTTCATTCATAAACAACCCCCATCGTTATTTTGATCGATAATAAAACCATGGTTGTTTTGTGTCAACAACCATATTCGTTTGAACCTATACAACCGAGGTTGTAGATTGATAAGATGAAAACGACACTTGCTGAAAGACTAAAGCTAGCCAGAAAAGAACAGGGGCTTTCTCAGAAAGCTCTTGGGGAGTTGATCGGCGTTAGTCAGGCTGCCATCCAAAAAATCGAGGTAGGCAAAGCCAAGGAAACGACAAAGATTCTTGATCTAGCAAATGCTCTTGGAGTACGGCCAGAATGGCTCTCTTCTGGATATGGGGAGATGCGAGAGACCCCATCGAAGACAGATCGTGAATCCAGCATTCCTCCTGAGCGCAATTGGGGAACTGTAGATGCATGGGATGGCAGCACCCCCTTACCCGAAGATGAGGTAGAAGTGCCGTTCTTAAAGGATATAGAGCTGGCGTGCGGAGACGGTAGCTACGGAGAAGACGACTACAACGGCTTTATGTTGCGTTTTTCGAAGGCAACACTAAAGCGTGTTGGAGCTCAAAAAGGAAGCGTCTTATGTTTCCCTGCGCATGGTAACAGCATGGAACCACTAATCCCTGAGGGTTCAACCGTTGCTATTAACCTGCTCGATAAGAAAATCGTCGATGGCAAAGTTTATGCCATCAACCAGGATGGTTGGAAACGTCTCAAAGCCCTTCATCGCTCAGGGCCAAATAAGGTGATAATTCGTAGCTTCAATAGTGCGGAGTACGACGACGAAGAGGCTGACATTGATCGGATAGAGATCCTTGGACGCATGTTCTGGACTTCCACTCTGTGGTAAGCAACACCCTGTAAAACAAAGAGAAAAACTTGAAGATCGGATACCTTTTCCCCGTTGCCATCATTGTCGCAGCTGTAGCCCTCCTAGCTTGGTTCATCATTGGTGGGTATGCGATGCCAGGGAAGTGATGAGGCGCTTAGATAGGCAATGGCCTGTTATATTTATGATAAATAATGAATTTTTAACACAGGAGAGGTAAAAATGGTTGCAGATTGGGAACTAGATGACGAAGCAGAGAAAATCGGAGATGAAAGACGTTGGGAAGACGCACAGCTTGCCGCAAAGTTAGTTATTAGTGGCTATGAACGTGATAGTGCAGTAGGTGCTATAAAAAGTGTGAACGAAAACAGAGAGTCTCATATAAATGACCCTGGCGTTCATATTGATGGCGATGGAGAGCAACCAAGCGAATGGACCATCGAAGAATGCAACTACCCAAATGAGGTGAAGGGAGAATTTAACCCTCAGCAAGTGTATACAATAGCTCAAAAGCTGATTGACGATTTTTAAGCAGCAAGATTTAGAAAGATCGCAGAGATGCGGCATGTAATTTACGGCATTGCCGAAGAAGTATACACAGCACGAACCCGGCAATAGACCGGGTCGTTTGATTACTTGCGAGGGAAAGGCCGATCCCGGCCATATAACAATAGGAATCAATTTGTTATGAGCGATTTTCCTAGTATCGGATCCCAGGGTAATTTGAATCTTTACCCTGAAGTTGAAGTGACAGTCGATGGGATACCGATGGGCGTTCTTAATGATGGAACTCCCTATCTTACTCTTTATGGTTTAGCAAAACTTTGCGGTATCGATGATACTCCTCTGCGTGTTTTTACCACAAACTGGGAGACTGAGAAGAGTAAACCACGAGGTTCAAAAGTTGCATCTTATCTAGAGCTACGTGGCCATAGAAATGTCAAAGAACTATTTACTAGAACAGTGAATAAATCAGGCATCGAGACCCATGCATACC